GGTGCTGGAGCCAAAGGACATCATATTTTTATCAATAGTGTACTCGGAGACTATGTTGACCACATGAAGGGTAAAAGAAAAGTTAAAGGAAAAAGTTCAGCAACTGATTTGAGATCTACACGCCAGGAAGACTATTGGAAAACTGTTGAGAATTACAATCCATTTGCAAAAAATGGTTTTGATCCTAAACAAGCAGAAGACATAATCAGTAAAGTTGCGAAAGGAACCCAAGGGAATTAATGAGAATTGCAGTGTACCCAGACAATTCTAGTTTAAACGGTAGGCCTGTTTTTGCGGCACTTATCGAACATTTAAAAGCAAAAGGTGAAAAAGTTTTTATAAATGAAGATAAAAATTGCGACGTCGCTATCATTTGGTCTGTGCTTTGGCAAGGACGAATGGAAAAGAATAAAAAAATATGGGAACAGTTTAGAGGTACAGGAAGACCTGTTGTAGTTTTAGAAGTTGGTGGGTTACGAAGAAACTCATCTTTTAAAATGGGTATAAACGGAATCAACAGAGAGGCAGATTTTGCTAATCAAACATACGATGACAAACGTTGGCCACTGTTTAATCATCAGTTTAGAGAATGGAAACAAACAGGTAATATAATTGTGATCTGTGGACAACATCACAACAGTCACCAATGGAGAGAGAATCCAGGCTTAAAATCTTACTTTAAACATTGTATCGAAGAAATACGTAGGTACACAGACAAACCTATCATTATTAGACCACATCCGCGAAATATTGTACATAATTTTCCGGAGCACAAATACAAACACGTTAGAGTAAATTTACCTAAAAGAGATTGGGGAACTTACGACGATACCGATTTTAAAAAAATACTAAATTCAACGTGGGCCGTTGTAAATCATAGTTCGAATCCTGCCATGGAGGCAGTAATACACGGTATACCTGTTTTTGTATCTGAAAAAAGTTTATGTCATGATGTTGGTAATACAGACTTATCTGATATCATGCACCCGGCAATGCCGGCTAGACAAAACTGGGCAAATCAGTTAGCATATACAGAATGGTTCACAGAAGAATTTAGAGAAGGAAAACCATGGGCAAGAATAAGAGAAAGACTATTAGAAAAGTACATAAAAAAATAATAAAACCTATACACGTTAAGATTGATAAATTAATCACATTAGCAGAATTAGGTCTAGGAGTAGAGCGACCGTTGAACAAAGAAAAACGAGATTGGATTAACAAACTAACAAAACAATCAGAACCGTTGAATCCAATATTGGTTGCACCGATCAAGGATACAGGATACTATGTTTTGTGTGATGGGTGGCACAGAGTACAGGCTACTAAAAAAATGAAAGAAGACAGCATTGATGCTCTTATTATTCCAATTAAATCTGGATTAGGATTAGCAAAAGTAAATAAAATTTTGAGAGACATTGACCAAGAACAAAAATACGGCCTAGGAGTTAGTGGGTTAATAAACAACTGGGCATTTGATAAACTAATGGAGATAGAATGAAACAAGTATTTCATATAGGTAAACGACCGGATCCTGACGAGCCAATAACATGGACACCATACGAAGGTGAGGAAATAATTGCACGTATGACAATACGCCAAGGTAAAAAAATTGAAGAGCGTGAATGGGTCGAGGATAGAGTTAAAGCAGTTCCAAAAGGAAAGGCATACTGTATAGGTAATGGCCCATCAAGAAAAGGCAAACTAGATTTAAATTGGTTGCATAACAACGGACAAACTTACGGTTGTAATGCACTGTATAGAGATTTTATTCCAACGTATTTGTTTAGTGTTGATAGATTTATGTCTGAAAAAATTGTTAAAGACAAAGTATATGAGAAAACTACGTGCTATGCACCTGCAATAGAGATGGCTAGGTCAAAATATAAATTGAATTTAATTCCTCATAACCCTCATTGGATATCAGGTAACGCCGCTTTCTGGACTGCTACAATGCACGGACATAAAGACATATACCTAATAGGATATGACTTTAGAGAATACGGTAAAGGAGAACTTAATAACATATACCAAGACACAGAAAACTACGGTAAACGAAACAGCGATACAATTTTTGAACCATGGTTACAGCAATACAAAAGTATTTGCAAAAGAAGAAATGATTGTAACTTTACTATTGTACATGACAATCCACCAGATTACATAGGTACAATACCTTTTCCAAATCATAAAATTATGTCTTATGCTAACTTTATCGAGAAAGTTGTAGACCCAAGTAGTTAAGTCTGTTTTTAAAACTATAAAATAGTTTATTGTGATTACCTGTGTTATTACGTAATTTCATTTGATACAAATGTATCATTTCGTGTACTAACGTTTCTAAAAATATTTTTTTAGTAGGATATTTAGGTAACATTTCTAAAGTGTAGTGACATGGTTTTGTTTTATAAACTGTATAAACAACCTGCCCAAATGCTCCATTTATTCTTTTAATTTTTATATCATCAAACTTTGGTAATTTATTATCAAAAATAGCACTGTTGTAGTGATCGTACCAACTAGTAATACAATGCATATTGGTATTAAACTCTGTGCTGGCACTAGGTCTCTGTAACACTTTTTCCAAATGTCTTTTAAATTTTAATGTTTTTCTTCTTTTATTCATGTTTATACGGTTGACCTTTTTACCATGTGTGTTATACTCGTGTTAATAACTGTATTTAACAGGATTTACCACTATGTTATCAACTCAGAAAATGCCCCAAACCGTTCAAGAATGCATAGAAATATTAGCATATAACGAACATTTCTGGGAAGGATTCCATGCTCATGAAAAAGATCGCAAAACAATAGGCTCACTTGCTGACACTCAATATCCATGGACAGAAAAACAAGCCATGTTAGGTTTGAGGATAATCAAGCGATATAAAACACTATTTGAAAAGTATAAAATTAGCATAGACGACTTATGTAATGACCCTCAATGGAGAGATCCTTTTAGAAAAATTGATTATGCCAAAGTTTTAGAAAAATTTACAAACGAAAATAACGAGGATCAGTTAGAAATAAGATTTCCTTATTCAGAAAAAATGATTGGATTGATACGTTGCCTTAAGGATAAACGAGGATTACCTACAGGATATTTTAAGTACGACGGCGAAACAAAGAAATGGACTGCGAAATATTCAGATGTTGTTGCTTATTACATGACACTGATTGGAACAAGATACGATTTTGAATTTGCAGATAAAACAATGTTTGACGACTTTTATGAGATACGAGAAGAGAAAAGAAAGTTTAAACACATAAAAGTTAACGTAGGCAAAAAAAATCTTGGAGTAGACAATGCTCCTGAATCTTTAGCAGAATACTGGAAAAGCAATATTGCAACAAAACCGTTACTGCAACAAGTTGATAGTTTAAAAACATTTGGATTGTCTATTCCGATCGGCACTGATAAAGTAACATCACTTGCTGAAAAAATTGCAGTTACTACTACAAAAGAAGTTCATGTAAGTCCAGAAAAATGGAATAAAACTCAAGTACTATCTGCTTGTGAAGAATTAAATTTGTTTCCTATAATTTGTCCAGTATCGGATCTTTCTTCTGCAGAAGATATACAAGAAATGACTAATTGGTTTTTTGCATTTGCAGAACGAGAAATTACAGATAAACAAGTTGCTTGGGGTTTTGATCTTGCAAAGTATCCTATCTCAGATCCACTAGACGATAATCTCTCTAACGATAACATGGATAGTTTTGATGACCCGTATTCACATCTGTACACAAGAGAGATGACTAAAACACAAAAGAAAAATGTATATAATGAATTTAAGATATTAAACAAAAAGTCAGAAAAGAATAAGTTTATTGGTAATGATACTAAAATTATTTTTATTAGAAACAAAATACCCCGAACACTACTAAAGTCTGGAGTAAGGCCTACAACAACTTTAAGTTTTATTAGTAATTCATATGCACCTTATGGAGAAACTGTAAGGAAATGGCTTGATAATATTCAAAAAAGATTGTATTATAGTACATATACAAATTATGGAAGTGCTATAGACAAAATATGAGTTCATGTAAACTGGTAATAAAAGACGAAGTAAATGTCAAATTTGAAAATTTAGATTTGAAATGGAGACAACGTCTGCACCAAAAATTTAAATATCAGATACCTTATGCTTTTCATCTACCTGCTGTTAAGTTAGGAAGATGGGATGGAAAAATTGCATTTTTTGGATTGGGCGGTACAACCTATCTTAGTCTGGTTGAACAAATATTACCCATACTAGAAGACGGTGGTGTGTATGTTGATTTTAAAGATGAACGAGAACAACACGACTTTGAATTTAAATCTATAGACAAAAATTATCTATCTAATATTAATTGGCCTACAGGTCACCCTCAAGCAGGACAACCAATAGAATTACGAGACTATCAAGTGGACACTATCAATAAGTTTATTGAAAATCCACAATGCATACAAGAGATCGCCACTGGTGCAGGAAAGACTATAATCACTGCGGCGCTGTGCCAGTTGGTCGAACCTTATGGACGTACACTAACAATAGTTCCAAACAAAAGTCTAGTGACACAAACAGAAGAAGACTTTGTTGCTTGTAATCTAGACACAGGCGTATATTATGGTGACCGTAAAGAAGTTGGTAGATACAACACAATAGCAACGTGGCAAAGTTTAAATGTATTAGAGAAGAAGGCAAAAAACGAACACAGCACCGAGTTCAAAGAATTTGTTGAGGGCATTAACACAATTATAATTGACGAAGTACACATGGCAAAAGCAGATGTACTCAAAAGACTACTGACAGGACCATTTGCACATTGTGGCATACGTTGGGGACTAACAGGTACAGTTCCAAAAGCAGAGTATGAGTTCATGGGTATCAAGGTATCTATTGGTGATGTTATTAACAAGTTACCTGCTAAAGAATTGCAGGACAAAGGTGTACTTGCAAACTGTCATGTGAACGTGTTGCAAACGCAAGACTTAAAAGAATTTAAAAACTATCCAGAAGAATTAAAATGGCTAACTACGGACAGCGATAGAATGACATGGGTCGCTCAAACAATAAAAGATATTTCGTCATCAGGCAACACATTAATATTAGTTGATAGAATATCTGCAGGAGAAATATTACAAAAGAAAATAAAAGATTCTGTGTTCATATCGGGATCAACTAAAAATACGGAAAGGAAAGAGCACTACGATGAAGTGTCTACAGCAGAAAGTAAAATCATTATTGCAACATACGGAGTCGCCTCTGTTGGAATTAATATTCCTAGGATATTCAATCTTGTTCTTATTGAACCTGGCAAATCTTTTGTAAGAGTTATACAGAGTATCGGACGAGGTATTCGTAAAGCAGAAGACAAAGATAAAGTACAAATATGGGATATTACCAGTTCTTGTAAATTTGCAAAAAGACACCTAACACAAAGAAAAAAGTTTTACAAAGAGGCCAATTATCCGTATAATATAGAAAAGATAGATATATGAAAATTTTACAATTAGAAAATCAAACTTATACATTAGAAAAAATACCGGAATACGTAGACGATCAATTAAGATTTGCTGTATTAGATAATTCAAATCCTGCAGAGCCTGACTACTTTTTTATACCGCTTATATTTTTAGAAAGTTTTAATGCTCCAGCGGCTGTGTTAGAAATAGGTAAACACAAAATTAAGATGCCGTTGGATTGGAAGATGGTAGTAGGTGAAGCAGAGCAAGGCGAACTACACGTATTGCCCATCACAAGTTTAAATGACAGAGGTTTTGAAGCATTTACATTTAATCCTTTAACAAGTGCTAAACCAGACTTTTACCCAATAGATATTGTAGATATCTATCAAGAAGTAAAATGGTACTTTCCAAAAATTAAATCAGGACAAATACTTTGTGTTCCTTTAGAAACTAAGAAAAATCCCATATGTGCCTATTTTGTTAAAGACATTTCAAGACAATGTGAACAAATAGATTACAGCGAAGTATGGTAAAACCCAAAGGACAATCAGTTACAATACCAGCGCCGGTGTTAATGATCCCGGATGGAAATGACAAACTAGTGCCTGTGTGGATGGATAAAGGTGACTGGATACAAAATTTGATTAAACAATTACATTACTCAAAATGGCCTTATAAAAATATAAAGTATGGAGAAGGGCAACTTACCATTAGATTTATGGACAAGGATCATGCTATAATGTTTTGTTTAAGTTATGAAGGGAAAAAATATGAAACCCAAACGTAAGTTTTTTGAATTAAGAAATGGATTAAAGGCCGTTGATTTTAGAAATAAAGATTATTATGATCGTATCGATGATCACGAAAAGTCTTTGTACTCGCCTTATATGTTGATGAGATACGTATCTAGTGTATCATCAAAAGATCAATTTTATGTAGAACATTATGTAGAGATGACTAACGAATGTGTTAATAAACACTTGTTTACTTTATCTAGTAAACATAAAAAACTATGCTGGATATTAACTGCTATGTGCGGAGCATTAAAACAAGAATTTCATCCATGGATAAAACCAATGAAACGAGTACCTAATAAATCATTAAAGCAACTACAACAAATATATCCTAACTGGAAAGAATCAGATTTAGAAACATTAGACAAAATTATTACTGACCGAGAGTTAGAGGAATTGTTAGATGCCCACGGAATCAATTAAATTCACTTGCACATATTGTGGCAAGGCGTTTTCACGTGAAAGAACATTACACGTTCATATGTGTGAACCTAAAAGACGACATTTACAAAAACATGAAAAATGGGTTCAAAATGCTTTCATAGTATTCCAAAGATTTTATGAAGTAAATCAAAAAAATGCAAAAACTAGGACCTATGATGACTTTTGCTCATCTCCTTACTATAATGCATTTGTAAAGTTTGGCAGATTTATGATGCATATAAATCCATTGTATCCAGACAAATACATAGACTACATTGTGTTATCTAGAATAAAACTTGATCATTGGTCACGTGAAGATTTATACGAAACATATCTTGTTGAAACACTGAAAGTTGAACCTGTTGAAGCGGCACTACAAAGATCAATTACTACAATGATGGATTGGGCAGATACACAAAACGTACAATGGTCTGATTACTTTAGACTTGTAAACACAAACAGAGCAGTACAAAACATACAGTCGGGCAAACTATCACCGTGGCTAGTACTAGGTTGCTCTGCAGGCAAAAAAATGTTACAATCGTTTACAGACGAACAATTACAAATGACACAGAAATTTATTAACCCAGAATATTGGTCAAGCAAGTTTAAAAGTTATCCGGCAGATTTATTGTTTGTCCAAGAAACAGCCAAAGGAGCAAGAATTGAGTAAGGTTAAAGTTGAAATAGCAGAAGAATTAGATTTTGATATAGGAGATTGCTGTATTATTATTAAACCAGATGGCTCTATTGGAAAATTAATATTGCCTGAAGTAAACAGTGATACTGTGCAATCTAAAGGTTACAAAAAAATGCTTGAGGTAGTAGACTTACTGAAACCTGGTAGCGGAAAAGCAATTGACGAATATGAACATAAACAAAAAAGGAATTTACACTAATGCCTGACGTAGATATTGATTTTTACGATAGACAAGGAGTACTTGATTTATTCAAGCATACCCCGGCAACTATTGTTAAAAACGACACACACGAAAGACACAAAACTGGAATATATTTCCATGACATTCCTGTTAATCCAAACACAAAAGGTTCAAGTATAGATTATAAAAAAGCAGAAGGCAGAGGCTATTTTAAAATTGACGTGTTAAATGTTAATATCTATAAAGATATAAAATCTGAAAGAGAACTTGTTGAGTTAATGATTGAAGAACCCGATTGGGATATATTAAAGAACGTAACTGTTGTTGATAATTTATTTCATTTGAATGGACATTTTAATATTGTAAACAAATTAGAACCTAAAAATGTAGAACAACTTGCGGCTGTATTAGCAATTATACGTCCAGCCAAAAGACATTTGATGCACAAATACTGGAAAGATATTTTAAACGAAGTATGGACCAAACCTGCTGACGGATCATACTTTTTTAAAAAATCCCATGCTATTGCATATGCTCATGCTATTGTAGTACAGATGAATCTAATGCGTAGGAATAAATATAGTTTTGATGCACAATCAGAAAAAGAAAAAAACAATCCGCAAAAAACTTAACAAAAAAACTTCTTCTAAAAAATCAGATCCGTATGGCTATAACCCGGATAGTCCTTTAACACAGCACTATCTTACGACAGGTGCTATACTTCCTGAAAAGAAGAAGACTAGGTAGGTTTACGCATTAACTGAATAGTTCTTCGCTTTATTCGTTTCTTCGCAATATCGGCCAAACGTACTGTTGGTCCGTGTACTATCTTAACATCTTTACCACTTAATGTAGTCAATGTATATTTGAAATGCTTAAAGTCTTTCTTAAGAAATATATTAATTGGTAATTTTCTGTTAGACTCCCACCACCAAGTTTCCCCTAGAGTTAAGAATAATTCTCTTTCTCTCGCTGTTGCTACCTTATCGTAGTCATACACACTTATAACATTGGTGTCTTGGTTCTGTACAATACCTATATACTCAAAATCACTCTTTCGTACTAGAGTTAAGAATGGGTATTTCTTTCCTAATTTTTCAAATATCTCGTTCATTCACTTTCCAATAAATACTGTTAAATATGTACTATGCAAACAGTCTCAAGGTATTTAATAACCAATTTGGTAACTGCCACAATAAGTGGCTATAACGGAAGGAACGCAAAAGTGTACGATCGTAGGTTAAAAGTATTTAAAGGAGTATCTAATCCTATTACTTTTACATTTAAAAACGAAGATCAAAAAGCACAATTTATTACTTCCAAAACCTACGAATTTAATTTAATTGATTCGGAAAGTAACAAGTCTGTACTGACTAGAAACTTAACAATTTTAGATGATGGTAGTACAATAGCAACCAAAGGACAAGCATCAGTAACAATCTCTGATGGTGATTTAATTTCATTAGATGCTAAATTTTACAATTATTCAATTAGAGAAGTTAAGTCAGATAATTCAAGAGAAGTAACTTACAGCGACACAGGATATAATTCTGCTGGAACCATTGAAATATTAAGTGGTGCATACCCAGAATTTGTAGCAAGTATTGAACCTGTGTTTGTTGATATGTCTGGCGCAACATCAAGAAAAACTTCAGGAAATGTTTTTGCAAGACCTGGACAAAATAATAATTCTGCACTTCATACTGTTGCGGCATATTGGTCAGGATACACTGGCAACTTTAAAATACAAGGCACACTATCAGCATCTCCAGATGCAACAGATTGGTATACTATACAAAATGTAGACTATTCCAATCAAACTGGTATTACCTACTACAACTTCACTGGCGTTTGGGAAAACGTTAGATTCACACACGATAGAACATCTGGTAATAACGGCTCACTTGACAAATTGTTATATAGACTGTAAAATATAGTTTATGAACCTGATCCAGTCGACTATTCTGACATCCTTACCTGCGGGTAAGAAAAAAACTCCATCTGGATGGATTGCCTTTAATGGACCGTGTTGTGTACACAACGGAGAAAGTCAAGATAGAAAAAAACGTGGCGGCATAATGAATAGTCCTGACGGAACTGTATCATATCATTGTTTCAACTGTGGATTTAAAACTTCTTATATCCCTGGTAGAAAAATTTCAGTAAAAACTAAAAAATGGATGTCGTGGCTAGGCATTGACGATAACACAATTAAAAAACTTGTCATAGAAGCGATGCGTTTGGAAGAAAGCGATAATGTAATTGAGAAGAAAAAGTTTGTTTCGTTTGTTAAAAAAACATTGCCAAAGAATGCACACAACCTTGCAGTATGGTTAGAAAAATATTTAAAGAAAGATTTAACAGACAAACAACACAATTATATTGATTCATTATTAAACTATCTAAAAGCAAGAGGTATCGGTCCCGAATGGTACGACTTTATGTACTCTCCAGACATGACTTTTGATTTTAATAGAAGATTAATAATACCGTTCTACTGGAAAGGCGATGTAGTAGGATACACTGGAAGATTGTTTGACAACTCTGACAAAGTAAAATATTATACAGAAGTACAACCAGGTTATGTGTTTAATTTAGATGCACAAGACTGGAGCAGGAAATTTGTTATTGTGACAGAAGGACCATTTGATGCTATATCCGTTTCTGGTGTGAGCATACTAGGATCAGAGATAAATGATACACAAAGAGAGTTGATAGATGCACTAGGTCGTAAGGTAATTGTAGTACCTGATAGAGATGCACCGGGAGAAAAATTAATTAACCAAGCAATGGATTTTCGTTGGAGTGTTGCATTTCCGGAATGGGAAGAAGGAGTTGACGATGTTGCCGATGCTGTGTTAAAATATGGAAGATTGTTTACAATGCAATCAATATTAAAATCAACAGAGTCTAATAGACTTAAAATAGATTTAAAGAGAAAGATGTATGGCAGATTATAAAGAACAATATTCGCAGGCTAAGAATTATTCGTTTGATGTTCAGAAATTGTATTTAGAAATGTTTTTAGCAGATGCTGAATCTTTTGCTAGAGCAAGTAATATATTTTTACCACAACATTTTGAAAGAAAATTACAACCTGTTGCAAAGTTTATTAAAGACTATGTTGAAGAATACAAAGTGATGCCTGAAGTTGATCAGGTTAATGCTAGTCAAGATATTAAACTAAAAGGGGCAAAAGATCTAGACCCATCTCATTTCAACTGGTTGTTAGATGAGTTTGAAACATTTTCCAGACACAAGGCACTTGAAAGTGCAATACTATCATCTGCAGACTTATTAGAAAAAGGAGATTATGCTCCTGTAGAAGACATGGTCAAAGAAGCAGTGAATGTAGGACTAACACGTGATCTAGGTACAGACTACTTTGAAGATCCAAAAGGTAGACTAGAACTTTTAAAAAGTTCAAATGGACAAGTCAGCACAGGGTGGACAAATCTCGATAAGAAACTGTTCGGTGGATTTAACCGAGGAGAACTAAACATTTTTGCAGGTGGATCAGGCGCAGGTAAAAGTTTATTCTTACAGAATCTTGCAGTTAATTGGGCACTCGCTGGCTTGAACACAGTTTACATATCTTTTGAATTATCTGAAACACTTGCGGCAATGAGAATAGATGCAATGACAACTAACATTCCAACAAAGAATGTAATGAAGTCCATGGACGATGTTGAAATGAAAGTTAAGATGCTAAAGAAAAAATCTGGTAACTTACAATTAAAATACTTGCCAAGTGGTAGTACAATACTAGATATAAAAACTTATATCAAAGAATTAGAATTAAAATCGAAAAAGAAAGTTGATTGTATACTAATTGATTATCTTGATCTAATGATGCCTAAGAGTAAAAGAATATCACCAGCAGACTTGTTTATTAAAGACAAGTATGTGTCAGAAGAATTAAGAAATTTTGCAGTTGAATCACAAATGCTACTTGCAACAGCGTCACAATTGAACAGAGCAAGTGTTGAAGAAATAGAATTTGATCATTCTCATATCTCAGGTGGCTTATCTAAAATACAGACAGCAGATAATGTAATAGGTATATTCACAAGTAGAGCCATGAGAGAACGTGGCAGATATCAAATACAGTTCATGAAAACTAGATCTAGTTCTGGTGTAGGACAAAAAGTTGATTTAGAATTTGACATAGATACGTTAAGAATCAGAAGTTTAGATGAGGAAGAACAAAGCAGTTATGTTACAAAACAAACTGGACAAGTGTTTGATCAACTTAAACAAAAGTCCAAAGTAACACCTGCAACTCCAAAAGATGCTAGGACAGATATAGATCCTAGACAAGGCCAAGACGCTGGCAAAGTAAAAGCAGAAGTTCAAGGTACAAAACTAAGACAACTGCTTAACGAACTCCATTCAGACGAAGAGCAATAAGCCGTAGGCGTACCGCGTTTTTTTTAGTATACTAGTTGCGTAAATTTTTAGAAAGCGAAAGCGTCTTTTTGCGTAAAATGGTTTATGAATTTGACGGTATGCGAGTGTTATAGCGGCAATAGAATACCTAGCAACATAGTTTAAATACATTCCGGCGCGGAGATTAACACAGACAATTCGCGCCATTCCTTAACTTAAATATATAAAATGAGTAACAATTATAACGAACAGCCTCCAAAAATTACACGCATACAATGGTTATTTGCAAACGTCTGTAACTATGATTGTTCTTATTGTCCAAAAATTTTACACTCTAGTCGAGTGAAGTTTCCTGATGAGAAGATACTAACTGATGCTATACAGTACACAGTTTCATCTTTGAGAATGCTTGATAGAGAACCTGCGTTTGAATTTGTAGGCGGAGAACCCACACTCAATCCTGGATTGTTGGCCATGTGTCAACGAATGGGCAATCAACAACTCAAAAACAAATTGACCACTAACGGATCTGCAGATATAAAATGGTATGAAGAACACTATCATTATTTTTCTACAATTGAAATCAGTTATCATATCGGGTGGGCAGACCAACAGCACATCGAAGAATTAGTTGACTTCTTGGTGGCCCAGGAAGACTACGACGGCAATAAAAAAGTACAAGTGAGAATAATGATTCATTGTACCAACGAAGATGATAAATGGGCAAATGCTATCAGTGTGTATCAACAATTCAAAGCAAAAGGGTATCCTGTGGAACTTAAACTTTTGTATTCAAACTTTACTAAAGGATTTCAATATCTTCCTTATAAAACATATCAACTGGATTATTATTTCAAAGAGCGAGGAGAAGAATGGGATCCGGAACAGACAATGTACTTGGGAAATTTAAAATACGACGGAGTTTCGAGAGCCAGACACGACATAACAAAAGAAGATGTAGACAAAATAAACAAAGACAAACCAATAAAACAAAACTGGAACTTCCAGGGTTATAGATGTAACGCAGGCAAAGATCAGTTCGTGATTGATCAAAAAGGCAAAGTTTGGAGAGGTTGGTGTGGAGAAGACAAAAGTTTAGGAAATGTTTTATACAGGAATGTTTCTTGGCAGAACGATGCGTGGAAATGCACAAAACCTGTGTGCCGGAATGGCTTTGACCAACTGGCGACCAAGTTTAAATAGTTGACACTAACCAAACAATAAATTATAATGAAGACATGGCAAAAGAAACAGTAACAGAAGTAATTCACTTAACAGACAATTTATTTTCATTCAAGACTACCAGAGATCCTGGATTTAGGTTTGAAGCAGGACAGTTCACAATGATTGGCCTTGACGGGACACCTAAACGTGCATACTCCATGGTGAGTGGACCTTACGATGAATACTTGGAGTTTTTATCTATTGTAGTCGAAGACGGACCATTGACATCAGAACTGGTCAAAATTAAAGTTGGCGATACAGTCAACGTTGGAAAAAAAGCAGTAGGTACATTGATAACCGATTCATTAACAAAGGGAAAAAATCTTTGGTTGATTGGAACAGGAACCGGTATTGCGCCTTTTGTTAGCATCTGCCGTGATCCAAAAACATATGTTAAGTTTGAAAACGTGATTGTGTGTCATACTGTGAGAACAAAAAAAGAACTTGCATACTACGATTACTTCTTTAATCTGACAATGAAAAACATGATACAATATTTTCCAACAGTCACTAGAGATACCGAATGGGTCAACCAAGGCAGGATCACCAACCTGATCAAAGATCAAAGTGTTTTCCAAAATTTAGAATTACCTGTGTGGACACATCAGAACGATGCTGTCATGCTGTGTGGTTCCACAGAATTTAATAAGGAGATGATGGAATACCTAGACCAAGGTGGATGGACAGTGGGCACACTCGGAGAGCCTGCTACCTACGTTTACGAAAAGGCATTTGTAGGATAGATTAAATATTGACATTAATGTCAGAAACCAACAGATACAATCCGCAAAAATTTAGAGGAGATGCTTCCAAGACTTATTGTGCGGCTTTTTACAAGCACACAAACATTCGTTATGACGGAAATGCATATGCTTGTTGCCGTGGAACTCAGCCTGTCACAAAAGTAGAAGGTGAGTCATCTTCGTTGCTTCATACAAACGAGTATCAAAATTTAAGAAATAAAACAGAACGAGGAGTCAAGTTAAACGGTTGTTCAAAATGCTATCTAGAAGAAGAACATGGTAAATTTAGTATGCGTCAGCAATTCAATAAAGAGTTAGGTACTGACAAAGAAGTTAAACTTGAATGGTTAGAAATAGGTTCGATATGGTCAGAAGTAGGAACCCAGGCAGTGAAGTCTGTTATAAAGATACCCGAAACTGTTAGGAGGATTAGATTCATGGAAAGAGAACCTTTCATGACAGGTACTCACAGAAAAATACTGCAAACAATGAAAGATCCAAATCTCAGAGAGACATCTATTGAGTATGCAACTAATGGTCAATTTATGCTTACTCCGGATGACCATGCACTGCTGTCTAGAGCCAAGCACGTGGTAATTGATGTAAGTGTTGATGCATTTGGAGGATTGAACTCTATTGTGAGAGAGGGTGTCGATTGGGAAAAAATAGATATGTTCGTTGACGATATCATGGAGAACACAAATTACAAAATTGGCATATACACTACCTTACACAACAAAGGATGGAAGAATCTTGATAAACTTGCAAAATGGGTGCGTACTAAGATGGAGGCTGATAATATGCGTTGTTTTTACTGGCAAATAAATCCCTTAACATACCCGGAGCATCTGTGCATATCACACCTGTCTAGTGATGAGAAAGAGCAGTTAATCAAGTGGATCGAGGAATACGATACTATGTTCATTAAGAGTTCGAAGCATTACATTAAAAGTATACTTAATATTGGTAAATAAACGTAATACAACTACTAAAGGGTAGTTAATAAGGAGAAATTAATATGTTAGTAATTTTAAAATGTACAGCGCCAGCAGAGGCGAGCAGAGAGTGGCCTTCAGCAGTTGCATTTGTAAGAGGTACACAGGACGCGACTGTAACTACAAATTACAAAGCCGCAATAGCACACACACCAAAAGCATTCAGATCTATTAGATGGATGAAAGCCGACAACAAAACTATGATTCATATCATAATTGGAAAACAAGCATGGTGGAACAGTGAGTGGACAAATTATTTCGAACCAACTATCGCGGCAGGTAAACTTGCAGTAGAGAAAATGGTAGAAGAGCAAATTGCATTACCAACTACTAATGCCGGAGACATCGATTGGAACAACGTTGCAACTTCAACAGCAGGTGCAGAGATGGAAAAATTGATCGAAGGACTTGGTGCTGATTGGAAAGACTCTGATAACGAAGGTGCGTTTGACTGGACACAATTTGAAGAGTGGCCATCTAATTTTCCAACTGC